TTGCGTGTAAACCTTGCACAGCAAGTTTCATCTCCTCATTATTGCCTTTATCAATTACATTATTAAATGCATTGACTTCAGCCTCTTCTAAATTGTTTTTGGCCCATTCAATTACTCTTCCGTAATTATCTTGACCACCAACTTCACCAAATATTTCTTGTGATTGATTCGTAGATAAAGCCTTTTGACCTTCTATGTAACTTTCAACCAAGTCTTTTGGTAAACCTAATTTATTTAATTTATTATAACTCTCTTCAGCAAGTTCACCTTTTTCAGCGTACTCGTCAAAGAAAGGATTTAATTCTAAACCAGTTTCTTTTTCAATTTTTATTTGTTGCTCTGATTTATTTTCATCTTTTTGCTCATCTATAGGCTGACTATTTTTCTTTTCTAGTTCAGCGTAACTTTTTGCAAGTTCTTCAGCTGTAGCAAATTTTTCTGGCAACCATTCTGGTCTGTCAGACTTTTCTTCTTCTTTTGGTTTTTCCATCGGAGCATCATCTCTAATGTCCGGATTTAAGTAACTATCGTCAGTTACTTCTATTCTTTTTGTATCAACCATTTATTTCCTTATGTTTGATTGTATTGATTAATAGCTCCACCGATTGCTGAAGGTGGAATATTTCCAGCTATCTTTTCTCCAGCATTAACCATACCTTGTTGTAATTGTTGTTGTTGCATCGCTTGGGCTTGTGCCTCTTGCTCTGCTTGGAAATCTTCCTGGGTTTTTATTAAACCTTTAGTATCAATTCCATCTGCTGTAGCTAGGCGAGAAATAGCATCAGAAAGATTAACAAATTTTCCAATTGCCTCTGGACCTAATGTTTGTGAAAGAGTTTGTAAAAAGTAAACTAATTTTTCTCTATCATCACCCCTACCAAGAGCCTCAACTCCGGTTTGGATTGAAACTTTAATAGTTCCACTTGGTAATTTAGGAAGTCTGTTATCCTTTTGCATCATTGCCATTTTTCTATTTATGTATGGCAATTGAAATTCTTGACTAAGAACAGAGTATACGCCACCGAGGGCTTTTTCAATGTCCTGGGCCATAAATCTGATTTCAGTTGCGCTGACACGCTCGGCATCTCTTTGAACAGAAGAGTTTAAAAGAAAAGCCATTTGCATTCTTTGTTCAATCTTCGCAATCATATCATATGCAGTTCTAAAATCTTGAAACTTATTAGTTTGCAAAACAGAAACGTCTTGTGCATTGCCTTCTATTATCGCACCATTAGGACTGTCAGCTAATTTTGATGCACGTGTCGTACCGTTAGGTGAAACCATAAAAAGTACTTTAGAAGATGCGGAAGATCCTTCCACTACGCTCTTGGTTAAAAATTCTAAAGAAGTGAGGTCGCCTAAATATTCCTCAACAAATGAACGACCATAGTCTTGTCCGTCAATGGCTATCATTCTTAATGGAATATAAGGAGTCTTATCTATTGGATAATCCCCTTCACTATTTGGTATCTTTAAACCTTTTACTTCTTGGAAAACTTTAAATTTATCTTTAATTCTTTTGACGCAAGTAAACAGAGCAACAGATTTTTCTTCCGTGTCCATTCTACCTTGCACTGCTTTTTGTAATGCCTTGGGTAAAACATTTGGTGTGATGTTTTCTTTCGTGATGATTTCTAAAACATTTCCCATAGGGTCACGTTTCAGAACATAACGAGATAAATGAAAAACTCTAAGACCATCTTTACCTACGTATAAAAGACAATTTCCGGCTACAAGCAAATGCTTGAGCGCCTCAAAAATTTTTACACGGTCTGAAGACATTTCAATTTCAGTTTGAATCGCCCTCTCAATTTTTGCTAAAGCAGTTTCAACGTCAGTCTTTAATGTTTTCTGACCTTGCATTTCATCTAATGCAAAATCATCTACACGTAATCGAAAAAAACTTTGATTAGGTGGAACTAAAGCTAAAAGCATTTTTGAAGATAAATTGTTCACGCCTCTGGCTCCGATTCCTTGGTAAGGTGTTGGAAATCTTGTGTGGTCTCCAGCATCTTTAGCCGGTATCAACATTGGAATAGTGAACTTAGCGCAATCTCTTGCTCGTTCTAGAAATACTTCTCTGTTGTTTTCTAACTGATTGTAACGACCTTCTGCATTTCCTACATATTGGTCATTCATATTATTAGCCACCTACTTGTAAGCCAGTTCCAGTTTGTTCGATTAAAGGTATCTTTAATTGAGTTTTACCTTTTTTCTTTGCATTAATATCTGAGCCTTCACTAAAACTCGTTCCCTCAGTTGTAGATGCACCGGCTGGTGCTGGAGCTACTTGTTCAGTACCTCTTACCGGGGGTGGAGCTGGAGCGACTGGCTCTGGAGCTGGGGGTGCACTTTGTCTACCGCCAAAACACATATTTTAATCCTCTATAATTGTTTCATTTTGTTCATCGAATTTAGTTTTTAGAAATTCAACGACACTTACTTGTCCGGATTTAAACCAGACTTCTTTATCCGACCAATTTAATTGAGCAGAAACATTAGGAAATAGTTTCTCTAATGCTAAAATCATCGCTTTATCAATTGGGGGGAATTTTGAGATATTATCCATATCTTCTATGAGTGGTCCCTAAACAAATCTAATTGTTTATCTTCTTTATTATCATCAGATATTTCACCGGCAATTGCCATATAACCAGCACCATCAACATAATGGTCTTCATTATGCGGTCCTAATTTAGTTCTTGCTACTTTTAATAAGACCATCATCAAAGAAACATCTCTTGCGGTAATCTCTCTGTCTAGATAAGCAGACCATAAATTCGCAATGTTAGAATGATTTTTTATTTTCTCTCCGTAACTTATCTCACGTGGACCAGAAGTTATTCCTATGGCCATAGTTAAGATATCTTTTGTGTTCATAAAGGTCGTCTCCATAAAATAGGTGTCTTTGTTGTGAAATTGTAATCAGATGCACGACAAATGCGTGAAACTTGTGCTTGAATTAAAGCCTCGTCTTCTGAGAGACCAGCTTTCTTAAACCGATTAACAACAATGCCCCACATAGCAACGGGGTCGTGTCTGTCATCTTTTAAAAGTTTAGTGGCATTAACAACTCCCACACCAGGACAACCAGTGTAATTGTCACTACTGTCACCTTGAAGACATTGTATCATATGATTATAATCAGCATCTATTATTGATACGTCTTCATAATGTTCCGGAGCATTAATAAAATAATGTTGTCCAGGTACAGTTCTTAAATCTTTATCTTTTGTTAATGTAACTTTATCTCCATTAATTACAGATGATGTATGCAGTATTCCTAGAACGTCATCTCCTTCAAGCCAGGGCTTTTCATAAGTCTTAAAAGTTTCTTTTGCGTATTCTTTTAAAGGCCCGTAACAAACCGGCTTTCTTAAATCATTCCTATTAGCTTTATATGTAGGTAATATTTTCTTTCTGAAATTTTTAGAGTGAGTGAAAGTTAAAACTATATCAGTACATAAAGTTATTTCTTGATAATGATAAACAAGATTTTCAAATTGTCCTTTCACTTCATTTAGGTCTGAGTGCAATGTCCATAAGTCCTCACTCCACCTTGTAGGTACTTCAGCTTTTGTTGAAACCATATAAGCTATGATGTCACCATCAACTAATAAAGTACGTTTACGTCTTCTTTTTATCATTGTGTCTCCTTTTGACTTTATGATTTATCCATTGAAGTAACTGTGTGCGTGTAAGTAATTCTGTAATTCCATTTGCGAATGAATTTACAACTGTTTCTTCATCTTTATCTTTTAATGAGTACTGGCTGTAAATAGCGTGGCATAGTTCGTGAAAAACCACGTGTACGGCTCTCTCTGCATCATCAAAAATATCTTCTGATAAATAAATAGTATTTGTTTTTTCTAAATAACTTCCTTGTTGTTCAGCTACCTCGTAAGCTAACGAGCTATCAAGAATTTTTATTTTAATAGTAAAACAACCTAATTTTATTTCTTTTGGAAATTTCATATTAGTAATTGTTTAAAATTTTGACTATCCAATACATAAGACGACTGATCATAGGTGTTTCCACTGTGGCGAGAACGATAAGAGTGTTCTCTTGCACCATTTTGAATTAATAAATCTATTTCACAAAATGGTAGCCACCATACACCTTTGACTTCTTCCACAGATTTTCCATAACCAGTTGAGCTTTTCCAACCTCTCCAATAATAGATATCAATGTCTGGATATTTCTTTAAATATCTTCGATAATCTTTGGAGTTGAAAGTAATACACCTCTCTGGTGTGACACCATATTTTTCAGATAAATAAAAAGGTGTGGCTTGAGTTTTTAAATCAGAAACACGACCAGACATTATTAAGTCTGGCGCTTTGTTATCTAATTTCTTTTCTGGATTGATTGATGCATCAATTTTGTTTTCTTCACAAACTAATACAAATAATTCTTCATAAACCTCACCAATTTTATACCAAGACGATACGTCTTTATCATTAGTGGGTCTGGCTCCAGTTGTAGCCAACTTTGTATGCACCTTCGAGAGGGCATCTGAATTTAAAGTGTTCTGTGGTGTGTCGAATGGATTGGACAGCGATTTGTCCAACTTCATCGGCTAATTTTTCCTTAACTATCAGCTGAACTTCATCGTGTACGTGACAGACTTGGTAATAGTCCTCACCCCAAACAAAACCTTTCTTCTTTAAATTTTCATAAAGAAAGACTGTTGCTTGTTTCATAATGAGACTAGCTGATGATTGTAAAATTGTGTTGAGTGCTGAGTACGAGGCTCTGATAGGAAGTAATCTACCATCGAGTCCTTTGAGAAAACCAGTTGATGCTTTTTGCATAACTCGTTCTCGTAATTTCTTGAATGCTGGATTTGTTCTAAAGAATTTATTTTTTAATTTTTTGCCATCTTCTGGAGTTCCATTGACAGCCTCACCTAAACGTGCGTCTCCCCCACCGTAAATCAAACAATAGATTGCCCTTTTACTATCACTTCGATTTGCAAGGCCCATATCCTTTCTGTTCTTTTCGTGTATGTCACCTTCTAGAAGTTCTCGAACAAACGTACCGCCATCGTATGGATATAAGA